TATGCAAATATACTCAAAGTCGATGGACTTAGTCTGCCGCTGTATATTCTGCCGTACTATCCGTATTCAAGCGGCAGTCAGCATTTCTTCGGCTTTGCGCTTGGGATATGCAAGCTGTGCCTTACCACAATAAACAATCTGTCCGAGCCGGTGCGAAAACTGGACGGGCAGGTCATGAAAATAACTTACGATATCGTTGACGAACGATTGGAGGGTTTATTATGAGAGAATTCTGGAACACAATTCAGCTTATTTTTACGGCGGTCGGCGGGTGGCTCGGCTGGTTTCTCGGAGGGAGCGATGGGTTGCTTTTTGCGCTTATTGCCTTTGTGGTTATCGACTACATAACCGGAGTGATGTGCGCTATTTCGGACAAGAAACTGTCCAGCGCAGTCGGGTTCAAGGGAATATGCAGAAAGGTGCTTATCTTCGCTCTGGTCGGCGGCGGGCATATCCTTGACACTCGTGTTATTGGCGCAGGCTCTGTTCTGCGCACTGCGGTGATATTCTTCTATCTGTCGAACGAGGGTATTTCACTGCTTGAGAACGCTGCGCACCTTGGTCTGCCCGTTCCGAAGAAGCTGAAAGATGTACTGGAGCAGCTGCATAAGAGAAGCGAAAAGGAGGACGAAGATGAAGATTAAAGGTGTTGATTTAAGCTACTGTCAGGAGGGCATCAGCTTTCCTGCGCTGAAACAGGCGGGTGTGAGATTTGCGATTATCCGTGCGGGTTTTTCCACCAAGAAAGATGTTACTATGGATAAGTTCGTGGCGGACTGCAAGAAATATGGCATTGACTACGGATTTTACTGGTACAGCTATGCAATGAGCGTTGAGCAGGCACTGACAGAGGCTGAAAAGTGCATTGAGGTAATCAAGACCTTATCTCCGACATATCCCGTATTCTTCGACATGGAGGAGAAAAAGCAGATCAGCGGTCTGAATACGGACACACGCACAAAGATGGCAATTGCTTTCTGTGAAAAGATAAGACAGGCGGGATTCAAGCCCGGAGTTTATGTAAATCCGTCCTTTATGGAGAACTATTACGACAAGAGCAGAATTGTCGGCAAGTACGACATATGGCTTGCTCACTGGACTAACAGCCCCGACTGCCCGTCAAAGAACAACTATGGTCAGACTATGTGGCAGTGGGGACTTGACAGAATAAGCGGTTATGATGTAGACGGTGATATCTGCTTTACCGATTACGGCAAGAAAAATCCTGTCAAGAAAACCATAGATCAGCTTGCTGACGAGGTGCTTGAAGGCAAGTGGGATAACGGTGCAGAGCGTTATAGATTACTGACCGCCGCAGGATACGACTACAATACGATTCAGAAAAGAGTAAATGAAAAGCTATACAGGAAAACTACCGATGAGATTGCAGTTGAGGTTATTGCGGGTCTGTGGGGGAATGGAGCCGAACGAAAGGAAAAGTTGACTGAAGCCGGGTATGATTATTCGGAGGTGCAGAAACGTGTAAATGAAATGCTCAGATAAAACTTAACAACTACAGTGATAATGCCCACCTTGGATTGATTTCCTTGGTGGGCATTATTTTTTTCGGACCGGATGACTATTTTTTCTCCAGTAGATATTGAGGTAATCCCTAGGATTGGAGGAAAGCTCAATGACAAATCAGCAAAAAGAACAAATACGAACAATGCGCTTACAAGGCGTCGGTTATATTAAAATAGGAAAAGCACTCGACATATCAGATAATACGGTGCGCTCATTCTGCCGCCGCAACGGTCTGGGTGACAAATCAAAGAATGCCGTGGCCTGTAAACAGTGCGGAAAGCTGATAAAAAACATTGCTAAGCAGAAACCGAAAAAGTTCTGCTCCGATTCCTGTCGAAATACATGGTGGAATGAACACAGGGATTGCGTCAACCGAAAAGCAAATTATGAATATACCTGTGCCTGCTGCGGACGTCATTTCACAGCTTACGGAAACAATCACAGAAAATACTGTTCTCATGCCTGCTACATAACAGACCGTTTCAGAAAGGGGCATACTTCTGATGAGTGACAATTACAGAAATCGGTTGGAAAGCTACCTTGCTTCCATGCTCCAGGCAAAACGAATGCTGTCGATGGGGATTATAACCCCGGAAGATTACGCCGATATTGATACAATTATGAACGAAAAATACGGTATATCTTCGTGTAGTTTATATTGCGGAATGGACTTGATATATGATGGCTTTAGAGGTAATATGTCACACTATAAGGAGGTGACGTTATGTCAGGAAAAATAACCATCGTATCAAAACCGCCAAAGCTGGAAAGAAAAAAGAGAGTAGCCGCCTATGCTCGTGTGTCGAGCGGTAAGGACGCTATGCTCCATTCGCTCTCAGCACAGGTCAGCTATTACAGCGACCTCATTCAAAACCACGGTGACTGGCTCTATACGGGTGTATATTCCGACGAAGCCAAGACAGGCACCAAGGATTCAAGAGCAGGTTTTCAGAATTTGGTCGCAGACTGCCGTGCCGGTAAAATTGATATGGTGATTACAAAATCCATCTCCCGCTTTGCACGAAACACAGTCACTTTGCTACAGACAGTTCGTGAGTTCAAAGCTCTGGGGGTGGATATTTATTTTGAGGAGCAGAATATTCACACAATTAGCGGTGACGGAGAATTGATGATGACGATTCTTGCTTCATACGCACAGGAAGAAAGCCGCTCGGCAAGCGAAAATCAGAAGTGGCGAATCAAGCGTAGTTTTGAATCCGGTATTCCCTGGGATAGGACTTTAATGGGGTATCGTATGGAAAACGAGCATTATGTTATTGTTCCGAGGGAAGCCGAAATCGTCCGCCGTATTTATAATGAATACCTTTCGGGCAGCGGCTACCAGCTTATTGCAAAACGCTTGAATGAGGAGGGTGTTCCGTCACGGTTTGGCGGTAAATGGAATCAGTCCGCAGTTTCACGAATACTCAGCAATCACACCTATACGGGTAATCTTTTGCTGCAAAAGACATTCCGTGAAAACCATATCACTAAACGGAAAATCTTCAATAACGGCGAACTTCCGAAGTATCTTGCTGAAGAAAGCCACGAAGCCATTGTTGACGAAAAAACTTTTCAAGCTGTTCAAGAGGAAAAGTCAAGGCGGGCGGCTCGGTTTAACAAGAAGTCTGTGCCAAAGAAAACATATCCCTTTTCAAGCCTTATGGTGTGCGATAACTGCGGCAAAAACTATCGCCGAAAGATCACAAAAACGGGAGCGGTCTGGGTGTGCGGAACATACAATTCACTTGGTAAAGCAGCTTGTGCGTCTAAGCAGATACCGGAGTCTACTCTACAGCAAGTCACTGCTGATGTCCTGGGTCAGAATGATTTTACTCACGAGTGGCTTTGCCACCGAATTCAGCATATTCGCGTCTGCAATGATAATACCCTGATTTTCTATTTCAAGGACGGTTCGGAAATTACTCGAATTTGGAAAGACCGCTCACGCAGTCAAAGTTGGACGGACGAGATGAAAGAAGCCGCCCGTCAGAAAACATTAGAAAGGAGCAAGCATAATGCCTAAAGTTACGATGATACCGGCGACTGTAAATTCCTTGACGCATCTGCCAAAGGCATCCGTGCAGAAAAGGCGTGTTGCCGGATATGCCCGAGTTTCAACTGACAGTGATGAGCAGTTCACAAGCTATGAAGCGCAGGTGGACTACTACACCCGATACATTCAGTCAAAGCCGGAGTGGGATTTCGTAAGGGTCTATACCGATGAAGGAATTTCCGGCACAAATACCAAGCGCCGCGAAGGTTTCAAGGAGATGATAGCGGACGCATTGGCGGGTAAAATCGACCTTATTGTTACAAAGTCGGTCAGCAGATTTGCTCGAAACACGGTTGACAGCCTTGTAACTATCCGAAAGCTGAAAGAAAACGGCGTTGAGTGTTATTTTGAAAAGGAGGGTATTTACACCTTCGACGGCAAGGGCGAACTGCTCATAACCATAATGTCCTCACTGGCGCAGGAAGAAAGCCGCAGTATTTCCGAAAACATTACGTGGGGTCAGCGCAAGAGCTTCGCTGACGGCAAGATTCATTTGGCATATAAGCATTTCCTCGGTTATAAAAAGGGCAAGGACGGACGGCCTGCCATTGTCGAGGAAGAAGCCGTCGTTGTTCGGCTGATTTACAGATTATTTCTTGACGGCAAAACCCAAGCAGGAATTTGCAGGTATCTTGAGGACTTGGAAATACCGTCACCAAGCGGTAAGGCAAAGTGGAGCAAAACCACAGTTACCAGTATTCTGACAAATGAAAAATACAAGGGTGACGCACTTCTCCAAAAGTCTTTTACAGTAGATTTTCTGCAAAAGAAAACAAAGCTAAATGAAGGCGAGGTGCCGCAGTATTATGTTGAGGGCAGCCACCCCGCCATTATTGAACCTGATGAATGGAATCACGTCCAAGCTGAATTTGCCAGACGAAAAGCACTCGGCAACGCATACAGCGGAAAAAGCGTACTCTCTGCAAAGCTGGTTTGCGAGGACTGCGGCGGGTTCTTCGGCTCAAAGGTCTGGCATTCCACCGACCGCTACCGTCGCACTGTTTGGCAGTGCAACAATAAATTCAAAGGCGGTGAACGTTGTCTGACGCCAACTGTGGATACGGAAACCGTACAGCAGCTCTTCATAAAAGCCTATAACCAGATGATGGGAAATAGAAAGCAAATCATTGAGGACTGCGAACTGATGCGCAAAAAGCTGACCGATTTCAAGTCACTAGACGCCGATATTGAGCGTCACCTTGAGGAAACGCAGATTGTTGCCGAACTTGTCAAGGCTGCAGTTAAGGATAATGCAGTCACCGCACAATCGCAGGAAGCGTACTTGAAAAAGTATGAATCACTTACCAAAAGGTACGAAACAGCGGCTGCAGAACTGGCACGCCTGCAAAACCTCCGTACCCTCCGCAGTCAAAAAGATAAGGCTGTAGCGCTTTACATAAGAACTCTGAAAAAACAGCCGACCGTATTGAGCGAGTGGAACGACACTTTATGGGTACCA